AAAGCCAAACGACTTACAACAACGTCGAACAGCAAAACCTGCAGTTTGCACGGCACACAATTGCACCATGGGCCAAGCGCATCGAGCAGGAGATAGATAGGAAGTTAATCCAGTCACGTGAACGCCCACAGATATACAGCAAGTTTAACTTGAATGATTTGTATCGTGGCGATATGCAAAGCCGCGCAGACTTCTATACTAAGATGCTAAACAACGGCGTGTTGAGTATTAACGAAGTCAGGGGCAAGGAAGATATGAACCCGACGGACGGAGGGGATACCCATGTCGTGCAAATAAACCAAATTGCACTGGATAAGCTTGGCGCTTATTCCGATAAAGTTTCAGAAACAAATAACAATGGACAATAAAGAAGACAAGCGCACCGAAGAGCTGCGCAGCCAGTACGGTGAAAACGTAGAACTGCGCACGGCAGAAGTGCGGGCCGCTGGCGATGATGCTTTGGTAGTCGAAGGATATGCAAGCAACTTTGAAGTAGAGTATGATTTAGGATATTTCAAAGAGACCGTTGCCCGTGGCGCGTTTGACGGCGTTATGCAGGATGATGTAAGATTCTTACTCAATCACACAGGCGCACCATTGGCACGAACTACGAACGGCACTTTAGAACTGAGCGTAGACGAGCAAGGTTTGAAATATCGCGCAGCACTTGCCGACACGCAGGACGGGCGCGACCTTTACAAGCTCATAAAGCGCGGCGATATATCCCAAAGCTCTTTCGCCTTTTCGATTGAGGCGGACGAATGGAGCGAAGACCGCAGCACGCGAACCATCACCAAGGTCGGCAGGCTGTTAGATGTGAGCAGTGTGACATATCCGGCCTCACCTACGGCTTCAGTATACGCGCGTAATATGGCAGCGGCGGCGCAGGAAGTGGAGGAATTGAAAGATGAACAGGTAGCAGCCGAACCCGTAGAGGAGAAGCGCGCAGAACCTGAAACGATAAAAACAGAACCGCGTAACTTTACGCAAAACATTACAAAGATGACTTTAAACGATTTGAAAGGCCAGCGCAATGCGAACTACGAAGAATTCGTAGCCATTGGCCAAAAGGCGGACTCAGAGGGCCGCGTTATGACAGAAGCAGAACAGGAGCGATGCGATAAGCTTGATAGCTTGATGCAGGACCTTGATGTAAAGATTAAGCACAAAACACGCGAGCAGGACATGGTTGCACGAATGGCGCAGAGCGGTACAGCTGGCGCATCCGAGCAGCGCGAAGTTGAGCGCGTGAATAGTTCTTTCAGCTTGAGCCGTGCAGTAGCTGCCGTTGCAAACGGCCGAAACTTGGAAGGTGCAGAAGCAGAGTGGGCAAGTGAAGCCGCAAAAGAAATGCGTTCACAGGGTTTGCAGTCTGCTGGACAGATTGCAATTCCTTCGGTTGCTTTGCGTACAGCTGACGACTTCCAAGCAGGAAGCGGAGAAGCAGGAGCGGGATTCGTTCCTACTGTTGTACCCGCTGCAATTGAAGCACTGCGCGCCCCTACCGTATTGGAAGGACTCGGCACAACAGTGATTCGAAACGCTACAGGTAACTTGCAATTTCCACGTGTAAGCACTAAGGCCACAGGTACAAGCGCAACAGAAGTCGAAGGCGATACGGATTCAGGATTGGATATGGACCAAGTTAGCTTGACGCCTCAGCGTGTAGCAGCTAAGACTAAGTATTCAAAATTACTCATTCAGCAGGGCGGTGGTGAAGTTGACTCTTTGATTGCTAACGAGTTGGCCGCAGCCATGAATGCGTATGTTGATACAACAGCCTTTGCCGCTATTATGGCATCGACTGCTACCAATCAAACGCAAGTAGCTGACGGTGCTTTGAGTACAGCAACAGTAAACTTAATGGAATCACAAGCACTCGCCGCAGGTGCAAACCTTGCCGGCGCTTCATACGTCATGAGTCCAAACGCTTACACTAACTCCAAATCATTGGCGCAGGTTTCTGCTGTAAATGCATTGTGGGAGAATGGTAATTTTAATATGTATAACGCCGTAGCTACTCCATACCTTGTGAATGGATTTTTAGAGGATACAACTACAGTAGCCGCGCAAATGATTTTCGGAAACTTTGCACAGGGCGGCATCTTGGCTTACTTCGGTGGCATTGATTTGCTGGTTGACCCGTACAGCGATGCAGGCACTGCACAAATTGCTTTGCACGTTAATCGTTTCTTCGACTTCGATTTGCGACAGCCGGCCGCTTTGTCAATTGCCAAGCACTTGACGCAGCCCGCATAATTTGGTTGGGTTAGTTTGATTGGAAAGGGGGGCTTCGGCCCCTCTTTTTTTTGTCCGTATTTTAGCGACATGATGACCGTAGAAATAACAGGCACGCCCGACCTTGACAGCATTATAACCGTGGCACAACTCAAAGAGCATTTGAGAGTCGACCACACAGACGAAGACACGTTAATAGAGGCGCTCAGAGATGCAGCCATTGCGTGGATTGAAGACGTTTGCAATACGCGGCTTGGCGACGTGAGTGCCGTGGGGTACATCGACTATTTTTATAACGTGCGTTTTCCAATTGGCCCAGTGAACTCCATTGCATCCGTGACGTACTTGGACACGGCAAACGCAACGCAGACACTTGCGACGGGTAAATATTGGTTTGACATAAAAACCAAAAGCGCACGCATTACGTTTGACAACACGCCCGATTTATACGACGACACATTCAACGCGGTGCAGGTAAATATGAACGTGGGCTATCCGGAGGCCGATATCCCGCAGCCGCTTGTTCATGCCATCCGTTTACTTGTTGGGCATCTGTACGAAAACAGGCAAACCGTGACAGGCTTTAAAATGCATGAATTGCCGTTAGGTATATACAGCATTATTTCACCTTATCGCAACGTAACAAGCGTATGAAAATCGGGAAACTCGACAGGCGTATAACAATCGAACGCGCCACCTTGACGCTTAACGACTACGGCGAACGCGCGGAAACGTGGACGACCTTGGCCACGGTTTGGGCTGAGGTAAATTACCGTGGAAGCGGGAGCGAATCCATACAGAGCGACCAAGTGTATGCGGTGCAGCCAGTGCATTTTATCATTCGTTACAGCAGCACGGTGAGCGACGTAAGGCCAAGCGACCGCGTGAGCTACAACGGCCAACTGTATCAAATTGAAGCCGTGCAGGAAATCGGACGCGAGGAAGGTTTAAGGCTGGTCACAACGTCAACAGGTGAGTAATGGACACGATGCAGGCGCAATTACGTAAAATCGAAAAGCGGTTAGACAGAGCGGCACGATTTGGCACGATTAACAAAAAGGAATTTAGGAAGGCTAACCGTTTAGCTGGTAAAGAAACGGTTAACGCAATGCGTGGAAAGTTAAAGCCGTACAAGGACGATATAACTATACACAAAAAAGACGGCAAAAAAATTGAGATAAAAAAAGGCCAGCTTAAAAACTCAATCGGCGTTTGGTTCAGCAAAGGCAGTAATACGGCTATGATTGGCCCGCGTGCAAATAATGCAGGGAAATATAAATTGAAGCGCAAAGTACGTGACGGCGCAGATGGTTGGTTTGCTCATATTGTAGAAATGGGCGCACGTCCTGCAACCATGAAGAAAGGCGGCAAGAAAGGCGGCGGCGGCATCATCATGCAAACGCCAAACAAAGGCAAACTAACGCAAGGAATAAAAGCGGGAATTGGTAAAACCAAACGCAGACAAGTAGAACTTTACAGGCAGGAATTTAAAAGGTTTATGAAATGACAGTTGGAAAAGCAATCTTTGATTTGTTGTTGGGCGATACGGATTTACGCGCCATCGTTGATAACCGTATATTTCCAGAGGTAGCGCAGCAGGACGCGGTTTTGCCGTATGTCGTTTACAACATAAGCAGCAACGAACCGAGCGACACAAAGCGCGAGCCGTCGAAAATGGATACGGCACAAATCGAGGTAAATTTGTACTCTACTAGCTACACCGAGTGCATTGATATGGCGACGCACGTACGGGCCGCACTTGACCGGGTACGCGGTACGTATTCAGGCGTTAACGTTCAATCAATTCAATACCTAAGCGAAATAATTGACTTTGATGAAGCACAGAGGACCTACAATATATCGGCAGATTACGATGTAAGGATAAGCCGCACCAACTTCGAAATAGCGCAAGGCAGCCCCATAACAGGCGTTAAGCTTGGCGCGTTGTCGGACGTAGATACTACAGGCGTAACCGATGGGCAGGTCATTGCATACGATGCAGCCGCACAGGAATGGCAGCCAGCAGATGACGCGGGCGGCGTTACTGAGTTGGGGCAGTTGGATGATGTTACTTTGACCAACACAGCACAGGGCGAGCTGCTGAAGTACGACGGTAGCGATTGGATAAATGACACAATTGATAAGAGTGACGTAAGCTTAGGCAACGTAGATAACACCAGCGACGCGGATAAACCAATCAGCACGGCCACACAAACGGCACTTAACGCTAAGGCAAACAGCGCAGACGTGCCCACTGAGCTGGACGATTTGGATGACGTTAAAATAATAGGAGCGCCAAGTACGGGCGATTCGCTTGTTTACGAAAGCGGTTTTTTTGTGTTAGGCCAAGCGGGCGCGACTACATTAGGCGCACTTAACGACGTGAATACCGCCGGCGCGGGCTTTGGTTCTTTGCTTACATACAACGGCACATCATGGGATATTAGCGCGGCGGAACTTCCAACGGACGACATATATTTCCACCAGCGTTACCAAACCGAATCGGAGGCGTTGAGGGCAGGCGCTACGGCAACGGTTGAGCTTTACTTTACTTGTACGGCACAGGGTAACGGACTTGCAGAGAGCGCAAGCAGCGACACACCGACGGCGGGTTATGTCATAAACCGAAAGATTTACTACAGCGAAGAGGGCTTTGCAGACCCTGACACGGGTACTTGGGTAGAGTTCAC